ATCTTTTAATTTCATGGCTGCAGTCACCATCTGCAGTGATTTTGGAGCCCCCCAAAATAAAGTCTGACAGTTTTTTCACTGCTTCCTCATCTACTTCCCATGAAGTGATGGGACCAGATGCCATGATCTTAGTTTTCTCACTATCAAACCATTTATATACACTATCCCAAAAGTCAGTCCACTTAACTGTTATACCATCAATACCATCTTTAAACCATTTTATTATCATAAAATAAAACGCACTGAAATTAGCATATGCATTAGTTAATCCATTGTCCCACCATACCTTTAATTCATCATATATCCACTGACCTAACGGTAATAAGACATATGACCATATACCCAGACCTAATGCTATTAATGCAGCACCTATATCTCTCTGTACTTGTACCCAGTCAGTGTTATCTATCCAATCTCTTATTCCTTGTGTCATATCTACTAATATTTGTTTAAAGTCAACATCTTTGAACAATAATGCAAACGCAAGTGCTACATCTCCTTTTGCTAATGCTTCAAACGCACCAGATAGTTTTTCACCTATAATATTTCCCATCTTCATCATTACTGGGTACATTTTTGTATACCATGGTATGATGAATTTTCTAAGTAGCATAATTAATATTGGTCTGAATAAGAAACCGAAAAAGTCACCGATAGGTCTCAATACCATCATTATACCAAAGTTAAGAAGTTTCAACATCTGTTGGAACATTGGTGAAGCATCTAACGCTTTCTTTAAAATCATAATCAATATTGCTGCTGAGCCTGCACCTATTATCATACCTGCTGCATGTTTCTCTGCAAATTTTTTCATGCTGGACATACCCTCAACTAATTTTCCTGATACTCCACCCTGACCACCAAAAGCTCCTTCCTTCTTTTTCTTGGCTTCATCAACTTCTGCCGACTTGTCCATATATTTCTGCTTATCATCATCAGATAATCCTGCGAATTTTTTACTTTTTGGATCTGTTACTCCCAAGTCCTTCTGTATTTCAGAAAACTCTGATGATTTTTTCTTGAAATCATCTAGTTCTGTTGACATTCCACCCATTTTTTTAGCTATTCCAACAAACATCTGCATTGGACTAAAGTTTCCTTGTAATGCTGAAGTAAACTGATCCATTGCACTAGTTCCTCCCTGCAGTGATTTTCTATAGTCTGCATTATCTCGTACCATTTGACCCTGTAATCTGATTAATTCCTTCTGTTGGGCAAATGTCTTGTGGAACGCTGCATTTCCCTGACCAATATTTTTACCAAAAGTCTGCAGTAGTTTGTTTAATTGCTTTATTTCGTCCTGTAAATCCTTAATTACTCCCTTTAGGTCTACACTAGCCTCATTTTCAGTTGGGTCACCAGAAGTTGGATCTGCCATATTATATATCTTATGTTATGCTTTAAAAAGATTTCATTTTCTTTCGTGATAGTCTACCCATTTCTGAGCTTTCCTTCTTTCTTTCCTCCTGCATGAGAGCTATTAGGTCTCTTAAATGCGAAAGTGGTTGTTTATCTACTTCTTCTTTAGTCCAGCCGAACTCGACTGCACAGACGTAGTAGATTGAGATTCTTGATCTTGTGAGATTTGTGAGCCTGTAAACGTTTCCACCCACGCCCCCAAATGTTTTTGTAAAGGGTAGTCTTTCATGACCTCCGACATGATCTTGTTTGCCTGTGTGTTTTTTAGGTTTCTTATTGCTACAGCATCGCCAACGTTAAACGGTGCTTTTCGTAATACTTTTAATAAAATTTGAAATCTGTATTTTGGTATGTCCACTCTTGGCTTTGACATATCGGACAGATCTATACAGTTTTGAAGTATTGCCTCCAATTCTCCATAAGTAATATCATCTTCATATTCTACAGTAGATGGTGTTCCGTCATAATCAAAATCGAAGCTTTTTATAGCCATTAATAAGGTTATTAATACTGAACTTATAAACCTATTGGTTTAGCTAATTGTTAATTAACTTAAGTTAATTAAGTTTATGCGTTAACTACGGTTATTTTGGCTGATTTTATCTGCCAGTTTATCTCTTCAAATACTGGCTCTACAGGCTCTAATCCAGTTACGTTATGATCTGCTATTCCAAGTCCTCTACCAGTTATTTTGAGAAACTTTTGACCACTAGCTACTACTGGGTCACCAGATGAGTCAACTCCAAGTTTTGCAAATATTAGTTCAAATTCGGGTGCTCCACTGTATTTGTCTCCCCATGTCTCCTTATAATTAGTACCCCTTAATTGTGCTATGGTTGCTTCTATTGCTTGGTTATCCTTCCATGCAACCTTAAATCTTCCAGTAATATCTAATGTTCTTTTAATACCTGCTACTGCTTGGTTACTTCCTATTTCATAAAGCAAGTCTCCGTTCTGTGCAAAGTTTATATCTACATCTTGTATCTGTGATTGTATTCCATTATTTAATGTGAATGTTCCATGAGCAAATGTATATGGCTGAGAGTCTTCTGTTGCATTATCTGCGTGTCCAGAACTGCTCGGATTATCTTCCTTTCCGAAAACAACGTCCCCAGTACATTTAATAACATCTCCTATTGTAGCAGTTATTCCCAGTGTGTTTAAAATACAGCCTTTAAATGTTCTAACCATTGTCTCTGTTTCTGCTGCAAATCCTAGTTCTACTGAAAATGACTGATTTGCAAATGATTTTGTTGAGCCAGAACCTGTGTCGTCTCCAAAAATATGTGGGTCTCCAGCAGTTCCAGCAGCCATATTTTGATTGGTTTGGTCTGAATATCCATAAATAGCACGAAAAACTTCACCTGAAGTTACATCGCCTAAAACAAAGTCTAATGATAATGAGCCTGTCTGTGTTCCATATGCGAATTTATGTGGTTCTACTTGACCTAATTTGTAAAGTTGCTGTCTGTTTGTACCAATAGTGAGTCCAGTAAGGGCTGTCTTCAGTCCAAATGACTTAGTCATTGCAGATGCTGTTCCACCAAATGTAGATTCCCAGCCATAATTTACGTATGCATATGCACCAGTTCGTACCATATAACTGATTGCCCTTGTTTGTATTTAAAGATTACTTATGAAGGATTTAGTTTTCTCAGGGACACGGTGACTATATGATTGAACATATTACGCATATAATGGCTTCTGGAGTATGACGCAATTACCCTAATATCAGTATAATCATCTCCACCCCGTATCTGTGCCTTTATAATTTTTAAAACTTCTTTTACTATATTATTGTGTCTGACATCATTTTGATATGATCTTATGTCCAAATCCAGAGTTACATCATGCCAAAAATCACTTCCATAAAGCCCAAAGTATTGTACATTTTCTGTCTTTGGTGTAAGTATAATCTGAGGGCTTCTACTGTCTCCGAAACCTACACTTCTTTTATTCCACGCCTTCTGTATGTTTGGAAGTCTGCCAGCAGTCCAATTATCATTGATTAGTGATATTACTGTATCTGCTGCATCATAGATTGCTGTTCCCATTATGTACCACTCGTGTAAATATATGCCTGTGTGTAAGGAAATTTCATGTTAGTCCATTTTTCATTTCTGCTGTATGAACCTTTTTGTGGTCTCATTCCTTTGGTCATCTCATTCCATTCCCAATCTGTCATCTGTGCAGGTTTTCTTCCCACATACCATATCTTCCTTGAAATTTTAAACGCTATAGAATCTATCAAGTCTTTCTTTTGTTGTCCTGACAGTCTTGTATCCTGCTCTCTGCCCTTTAATTCATTATATTCTTCTAACAGGTCATCTTGGGTTTTTCCTAAAAACTTTTTTTGTTGCACCCACTCCTTAAGCCTATCTATGTCTACTCTTTTACCATATATGTTTTTACCTGCTGGTAATATAAATTTCGACCAATCCTCTGGTAATTTTTCTTCTGGAAACTGACCACTTTTATTTATTGCTGCATCTGGTGGTTCTTCATATATATTTTCTTTAGGCATAAACATTGCCTCTACACGTTTTATCAATGACATTAAGTTATCTGCTTTCTGTATCTTAATATCTCCTATACCTTTTGGAACTACGACTCTAACTTGACCTTTATATTTTCTCGCCTTAAATCCACGCTTTCTTAACAGTTTCGCTGCTATTGTTCCGTAATAACCTTCTAGATTAGAATAATCAAATTTTCCTTCGGTCATGGTATGACGAACACTTCCCTTCTATTATCGATACATTTCTCTATATCTTCCTCCCACTTTCTCTTGGATTCAGATACATTTGTCATGCCACCAGTTGGGAGTTCGTCCA